CCGCTTTCTATGTACGGCTTTGCGAATGCAGGCGGCTCAATCGTCTGCGTCTGAGTGCTGGAAGAATCGGGTTTGGACATACTATCGCCCCTGCGTCCCTGAAAATGGTGAGAATCTCGGAATAATCTGCTGGATAATCCGGTTTACCGCCTCGTTGTTTATGTTTCCAATCGGCTGATTGTTCACATCATTGATAACCGTTGGGCCTTCATTACCAAGCCACGGCATAGACGGGCTGCCGCCAGTAGCAGTTGACCCTTGGCTCGCAGGCTCTTGGGCGCTCGACTGCGGTTCTTCAGTCTCGTCATCCTGCGGAGTAATGGCATTCACAATTGCACCAAGCGGGTTCAACAGCGCATTGATGCCCGTGCCTGCGGTGCCAAGAACATTGCCCCAATCAACACCGGAGAATGGGTTTGAGCCTGGAGCGTTCGGCAGGAACGGGTTAGACCCATTGCCTGATGCCCAATTCAAATACGCATCAAGGTCATTGATCCATGTGTTGCTGTTGGGGATGCCGCCACCACCCATGCCTGGGTCAGCGACTTGAGAAGGAGGCTGAATCGCAGGCGGCGTAGTTCCCGGTCTGTTGGGGTCAGCCCCGTCATATCCACCACCGCCAATGGGCGACGGGCTGTAAGGCGTGACGCTCATCTGCGTCTGCTCGCGATACCCCGAAGGAGCGCCGTAGCCCGCCATCTGAAGCGCCAAGTCCTGCATCGGCCCATAGGACGGCGCAAAGGTACGCTGAGGCTCCGGTATGGCCCTGCTGAACGGCTGCATCTCAGGAGTCGGCACTTGCCAGTTAGAACCCGTACTCGTCACCTGTGGCGGGCCAAACGCGCTCTGAGGGTCGGATGCAATAGGCGGTACTGGCGGCGGCGTATTTACCGGAGGCTGCTGATTGAACGCCCGGATGGGGTCAATCGCGATACGCGCCGTGGGCATACTGTAGTTCGGCAGACCTACGGGCTGGTTCGGGAACATCTCGGGATTCGGGTTCCACTGAATCATCGCGGGGTCAAGCATTACAATTCCTTCCTCAGCACTACCGCTGTCCATTTGTATTCAGGGAGCCGCTTAACCCACCCTTTGCGACCCACAACCTGCATGTGTTCACACCCCTGAGACTTCGCCCAAGGCTCCGTGTGTTCAGTCACCATCGGCACCCACTGATTCGCCCGCTCACCACCTGCAAGCCATACAAGGCAGTACCGCCCGATGTCGGATTGCTCAATGCGGGTGATCCAGACTCCGTAGACCTTCTCGTCATCGTAAGCAAACCAGCACTGCGCCTGCGCGTTCTCAATCAGAGCCAGCACTTCTTCTGGAGTGTTCCAGCCATACTCAAGCGCACGCTCAATATGCTCTTTGATGTGAGGCCAGTACGCTCTCGCGTGTTCCGGCGGCACAGTCCCTATGTTCAAGGCTCCATTACCCCCAAGTCCCGCAATTTCTGGAGAAAGGCATTAAAGTCATCCCTGATCTCTGTCACTGTGGTGGCAGCACTATCATCCTGCGCAGGAATGGCCTCCTTGATTAAGGAGTTCAAAGCAACGGCCAAGCGGTATCTGTGTTCGTCTACAGGGATCGCCGTGCTTTCAGGAACTAGGTCAATATCCCTCACACTTCACCCGCAGATTCGTGGAAGTAATGAATGCCCGACGCTGAATCAAACCCGTCAGCAATGGTGATTCGCGCCCTGTGGTAATACGCATCTGAACGAAAATGCGCCTGCTTACTGCGAGGATGCAGCGATGTGGCAGCAGTCCAAGAAAGGTCATCCGCAGTGTCGTTGCGCGTCCCTAGCTGTACGGTTATCCCGCCGCCATCCTCGACAATAGGCTTTACCATCTGCACAAACGCCCTGCCGGGAGCGTTCAATGGAACCTCAGCCGTTTCGATTACCGCTGTTTTCGCATTTCCGGCGAACTCGCCAAGGAAGTGCGAAGTGTCAAACGCCTGTAGAACGACATAGCCGCCCGTCCATGCGGCAGAGTCAAACGGGATGCCCAACTCATCCAGGTCGCCCACCGCATCAATCTCGTCAAGCGTGTAGCCCGGAGAACGCCCGCCAAATACGAACTCAAGCGATTCCTCGCCATGAGTCCATCGACCATCACGGTAGTTGTAAATCAGGAGCCTGTTCGGAGTGCCGTCAATAGAGTCCTTTCCGGGGAAACTCCAGACAATGATGTTCTTCTCGAAATCAACGCCCGCACTGATACGGTTCACGAAACTGAACGCCATGTTCTCTTGGAACCAAGTGTCAACCTTGTTGTTTCCAATAGGCTGAACCTTGAAGCCGTCAGTAGCGTAGAACCCATCCAGCGCCAGGAAGTAGGTCATGTTACCTACCTGAACACACGCTCCGGGCGCATACGCACCGCGCCCACGCTCAAAGGTCTGAACCTGGAACACGACAGCGCCACCAACATAGGTGAAGCGCGTAATGGCTCTCTGCTGGAAGATAAGCCCAAAAGACTCGCCATCCGCAATGTAAGTGACCGGCCCGTAGGACGCATCCAGCTCCTCGCGAGAGGACTGCTTAGACGCGGCATCGTCCGTGAACGGAATCGGCCAATCCGTGGGATCGTCAATCGCGCACCACTGGACGGCATGGGGAACATGACCAAATGCCCCATAGTTCACATCGCCAGCAAACACGAAGTTGCGGATTACCCCGACCCGCTTCGCATTCGGCGCACCCGATATGGCGGTGAAGCCGGAGCCGCCAACATCGTCAATCTGCATATCGTCAACGAAGTTCGTCGCGATAATCTTGTCGTTGTATTGCGCCAGCCCCCAAAACTCTCCAACAGGGGTGGCATACCCGCCAGCATCGCTCACATCCGTCCATGAGCTTCCGTTACGCTTGTACAGCGTGTCCACAGTCCCCGTGTACACCACGGTATCCCCCGTGGCTAACGAAGCCGTATACGCGCCCTGACAGCGTGCGCCCAACGCATCCCCACGCGAAGCATGAGAGTTCAGCGGACGATAAGACGAGTCCGTGGCAATGACATTCTTCGCCTCTGTCAGCCCCGGAGTCGCTATGTCAGGGAGGTCGGGGAGCCATTCCCCGAAGGGGATAAAACTCATACTGCCCTCACAGCAATGCCGCCAGAGAACCGCTCACGCCGCTCTGAGCCGCGCACACGCCCCTTCGCCCGCTCGTACATCTTCTCCCACAGCATCAGGCGGGAATCGTTCTTGATGAACGGCTCTGCCTGCATGAGAGCGCCATACAGGTACAAGTCAGGATGGTTCGTCAGCAGCCAGTTGGTGTCGGACTCGCCGTTAAGCGCATCGAACTTCTTGTAGTAAATGCCGCCTACTCGGTACTGGTCTGACGGGAACGGGGCAAGGATGAAGGTGTCGCCCTCGGTGGCGATATACTTGGGTACACCGTTGCCATAAGCGAACGCCGCATCGCTAAGTTCCGTGTCAGAAAACGGAGTGCGGCCTGCGAAGCGAGTTCCGTAGGTTTCGTAGATGAAGGCGGGTTCGCACCGTTCAAGTTGAATCCTCGGTGACTTGTCAAGATAGGCGTGCTTCAGTTCCAGGTAATCATCAGGAACATCAAACTTCCCATCACAGCCAACAAAGCCGTCAAGGACTCCCTCCATCTGGCGTAAGCGCAAGTCGGGGTCAGAGTAAATCTGGTTTTCCGCGAACTGCACGAACTGGTCTACATAATCCGAAAGGTCGCCACGGGCAAGCCAATCGGAAACCGCTGTCTTTAGCGTCCCGTAGTTAGTGACCTTTGCCATTTAGAGTGTCCCCGGAATCGTCTTGAGTAGCTTGTAATCACCGTTCAACTTCTGCCGAATCTTCCTCTTGTCCTCGGGGGTCGGATTAAAGAAGTCAATGCCTTCCTTCATCCACTGCTCGATGACAACCATCGGGATAGAAGCCGCATGGGTGTAGGTGTTTTTGTAACGCCCCGCGTGAGGCCGCTTGGCCTGATGCGAGTTGGCAAGGGCTTTGTTGCGGTCAAGAATCTTCTCTACATCTTGCGACCTCTCGACATAAAGCCGATCAGCCATCTCGTCGTAGTGAAACTTCGTCTTAATCACGACAGCCACGCCACCGAAAGTGAGCCAGCCGTGGTCGCCTGAATCACAGCAAACCTCTGCCCCGGATGAACACTCAGGACGAGTTCAGTTCCAGCCGGAAGGTAGAACGAACCATCAGCAGCCGAAGCCGTGGGGCTGGTGCCATACGCCACCCAACAACCAATGGTGGAAGTCAGCATGGCTTTGTGAATGTTCGCCGGGACTGTCTCAGACTGCGCGGACGCAGCCCCGATAGCCACAACATCAGAATCTTTGAAGTACATACGAACTCCCAAAAAGAAGGGGGCCAGCCCGAAGGCCAGCCCCCCAAGAGACAGCTAAGGTAGCTGTTAGGCGGAGGTGGTAAGGTCAGCAATCATGGCATGAGCCTTCGGATTGCAAACCTCAAGAGTCGCCTCCATGAGAATCTGCTTCGTGCGGTTATCACCGTTCACAGCGATGTCCTGCGAGAACGGACGGCGCAGATAGCAGAGCTTCGCCATAGACGGATCGACCAGGAAGGCCATATCCGCAGGCTGGAAGCGGTTGGGGACGATCTTCAGATCGCCAAAGTCACCGACATAGACATCGACAGTCGCATAGAGCTTCTTGTCCTCGGTCTTGTCGAACTTGGTGGCACCGCCGCTGAAGGTAGAAGCAACCGTCTTGTTGTACGGCCCAACCATCAGAATCGACGGGTCAGCGCCCTCGGCCCAAGCAGCCTGATGCGCAGCCTTCAGCATATCCTCAGTGAACGCGGCAGGCGTGCCATCCGTGTGGATGTCAGTACCATTACCGGTCGGAGGCGTTGCGTCAGCAGCATCAACCACCACACCAGCGAAGGTCGGCAGACCGCCAAGTTCACGCGCAGTGGAATCATTACCAGCAACGCGGAGGTTGTTCGCCAGAAGCGAAGTCTCCAGGTCGCGCTTGATTTCCTTCATGCGCTTGGCAACCTGATAGGCCATTTCGCGGTTACGGCCAGCCTTGTCCACCGCTTCCTGAGTACCCGTCACACGGGCATTCTTCTCAAGAATCTGGCAGTAGTTACCCAGGCGGGTCGTGGGGGCAGCAACATCCACGCTGATCGAATCACCTTCAATCTGCGCATTGGAGCCGGAAGCCGCTGCGAGTGCATCGGTCTGCCATTCATGGTATACAGCCTTCGCAGTTGCCTTTTTAACGGCGCTCTGGAACGGCGTGTCCGTGGGCGAAATCATATGGATTTCGTTGGTCAAGTCCTCACGATTGCCAATGGCATCGTAAGAACTGAAAGTA